ACCGAGTCGTCGGCAATTAAGTAGGCTTGAGCAAAGCCCTGCATCATGACTACTTGTGCCAAAGAGCTTTGTAGTGAGTTGTATTCAATGGTGAACTCAGATAAAGAGTCACCTTGACGCACCCAGTACTCAAAGTCCTTCATTTGAGAGACTTCTACAATAGGGATCACGCCAGCTATGTTGCGAGTGTCTTCGCCTGATACGATCTCACCCTTTTCATTCATTATGAAGTTGAACTCGGGTGTCCATACTACATATCTTTTGGCTTTCTTTAGAAAGTCATCCGGGTCACCTGATAGTTGATCGCGAAAGTCGCTGTCTTGGTCAGTCCAGTTGTCGTATCGACCGATTGAGCTTGTGCCGCCTATTTGATCGCGCCTATTTCTTCTAAACATGTTCTTATCAACGGTCGAGATAACGTAACCCGCTGCTGTCTCTGGGTCTTTATCATCGTCAATCTTGTCAATGTGGTGAGACGGAAGAATACGCATCTGCAGTTGACCATTCACAGGTACGATCATGATATGGTTTTGTGATTGAAGCTTGAACATCTCGTTGGACTTAAGCATTTTGGCATTTATTGCCATGTCCATATAGATGTTCTCTAGCGCCATTATTTGTTGATCTGAAACCTCTCCAAATATCCTTTCTGGTGGGTTCTTGTAGATAGAAGCTTCTTGCTTGGCGATACGTCTGGCCAAATTGATTGAACTCACTACTGGCATCTCATTGACAGTGCCTCTATTGAATCGCCTTATAAGTCGCTCGTACACATGATCAAAGATGCGATCGTTAAAGATCTCTACCTGTCTAAGAGACTCAGCTTTCCTGCCGATGTTCTCGCTGGATTCAATGTCTTCGATTAAAGAGACTCTGCCTCGTTTATTGCTAAGATCAACCGAAATTGCCATAAGACTTCCTTATCTTTTAATTTGTTTTACTTTTCCTTGTCCCTTGAGAGGGTTAATCGTTCTGTAAATTAAATAACCAAGAGCGTCTGATATGTGCGTGAGCATTTTGTCAGAATCGTCCGGCTTATTTGTACCTTCCTTGTAGACTACAGACTCTAGATCCTTAATAGTGTATTGACAATTCGGAGATATGACAACACGACCGCGTGCGAAAGCACCATTGACCGCTGCATATCTGTCAATTCTAAATGGGTTATTTGCCACTTTTACCGTGAAATATTTCTTCAAAATCTGAATATCGCTTATGCTCGCGTTAGTAGTTGACTTTCTACCTGTAGAATCTGGTACAACCGTGACATTTCTGCCATACCTGGCAATTATCTCGCTTGATAGAGCCTCTGTGTTTGAATGCTTTAAATAGAACTCGTCTACAATTCTAAGCTGATTGTTGATAACTTGACCGACCACTGCAGTCATCGGGTTCACGTTAAAGTCGCATCCTATCCATATCGGAAACTCCCAGTCTATTTTTACATCCTGAATGTTTTTGTCCCGGTCAAAGGCATAGTAGATGTTTCCTGCTTGGACATTCACAAACTCGCCCTCTAGTTCTTGCTTGATAAGCTTATCGTCATACTGCTGCTTAAGAGTATCGATGTATCCATCTGGCAGAAAAGGATTATCTGTTGATTTTGCCCTGACCCACCTGTAGATGTTTGGATCATGCTTTTCGCCATTAGGGTGAAAGTACTCATAAACCCAGTTGTAGCCCTTTAGCGTTGTAGTAAATAAAACGTCCAGCTTGCCTCTTCTATCCCTGAGTCGACCCGCCATAACCTCAAATGCTTCTCTTTTGTTGTAAGCAACCTCATCGCCCCACCACTCTCCTACTTCAATTCCTCGATGATTGTCATACGAGTCAAGACCAAGGCATAAGAATTCTTTTTGATCGCCAACGGTTAGTATAGATGTGTTCTTGTTGTAATTATAAGGTATGCCCCAGTCACTAAACAATCTAAACACGGCAGCAAGCGTTGCTTTCTGTAACTGACCATAAGTATTTGCAGTTATTAACCCTAAAGAGTCGGGACTTGTATCGCATTTGCTCAGTATCCATCCGGCCCCTGTGTGCGTTTTACCTGAACCAATACCGCCCGATAGAAGCGTGAACTTATGATACGTATCAATAGCATCAAATTGGTGGTCTAAGAGTCTGACTTGCATTCGCTGGCCTTAACCAGTTTAACCTCTATCTTATCACCTGAAAGCGTTTGGTCTATCTTGTCTGACCAACTTGCCATGTTCTTAAGACAGAAGATCATCATAGTAGCATTGCCATTTATGGCCATCTCTACGGCTTTTTGTTGGAGTTTTGTCGCAGTACGCTGTCTTTTTAGATCTGCATACTCCTTAAAAGTCATGCCGTGCTTCTCTTTTATCCTTCTAATTACAGTATCTCTGGAAAAGCCTGTATAATCACACACATGCTCAAGCGTCACCTTGAATTGCAACAGTGCGTTTAACTCTCGCCAGTCTGCGTCAGTAAACTCTATTTTAGCAGTCATCGTATAACACTCCTGTTGATTCTAGTTTTGCTTTTTTACCTGTATATTTTTGCCACCTTTCAACAATAACATCACAGTAATGTACATCTAGTTCCATACCGTAGCATTTACGGTTGTTTTTCTGCGCCCCTAATAAGGTTGACCCGCTACCTAGGAATAGGTCTAAAATGAGTTTTGCATCATGATTTCTAATAGCTCTATCAGATAGCTCCACGGGTTTTTGAGTTGGATGCAATTTGTTCACTCCATCTTTATTTATATCCCAAATGGTGCTCTCGGTTGTTGGGCCGATAAAATTGAGTTTTTTATTAAACGGCTTCCAAAAAACACAGGGCTCGTGTTTTTGTTTATAGGTTGCATTTAGTGCGCCATAACCACCGTTCTTGACCCAAACAATCATGGCGTGGTAATTACCGTTTTCAGATATTGCATTGTAGAGTTCTTTTTCCTTTGAGGCAGCGTACCAGGTATATATAGGGCCATTACAATAAGCAGCCATAATTGGGATGGAGCTAGTATATATCTCTTCTGAGTGATCGTTTTTTAACTTTTCTCTTTGTTCTTTTCTTACTCCATCTTTTGTAAACTGCACCCCCCCCGAGTAGTCAACGCCATAGGGTGGATCAGTAAAAACCATGTCGGCTTTCTCACCCTTCATTAGCTTCTCAACATCATCAATCATGGTTGAATCACCACACATAACCCTATGTTCACCTAATAACCAAATATCACCTTTTTTAGTTTTAGGATCATGAGTTACTTCCGGCACATCGTCTTGAGTTTCTTCGTCGTATTTCTCGATTGGTTCTATTACAAAGTCTTTTATACCAAGCATGTCCACGTCTAGATCTGGTCCAAGATCAAGCATTTCCATGTTTATTTCTTTTAGATCTTGTGCTGCCCATTCAGCGATTGCATTATCAGCAACCATATCAGCGTATTCCTGCGCTTCATCTTCGTAGTCTTGATAGTCAACAGGCGCTTTGTCCCAACCGAGTTTTTTGAGCGCTTCAAGTCTGCCGTGCCCCTTGGTAATAAATCCAGACCTATTCGATACCACTATAGGACTTCTCATTCCCTGATAGTCGATTATCTTGGCGAGTCTTTCGATTTGCTCTTCTGGGTGTTTGTTAGGATTCCTTGGGTTTGGTGTTAGCTTGTGAAGATCTACCAGATCTCCTTTGCATTTTACTTGGATGGTCACGAACCTCTCCTTGGATCTTTGCCTGGTTGATTTTTCTAATAGCATCACTTGCGTCAGGCGAAACAACTATCGTGTTGTTATCAAAATACAAGTGCCATTCATTTTCGTTTACCTTAACACCAAAGAGTAGGTTATCACTATTCACGTAGATATCTTTCATTTGTCCCACGGTATAGATGTCCCCTTTTTCCTTTCCTTAATAGCCCAGTAAAGATTAACCATTATCTGCTGGAAATACTCTTTCGTTCTGCTTAAGTATAGGTGGTTAGGATTTACTTTGGCAATACATGTCAATGCCTTCATTAGGTGATTACCCGCATCTTCATAGTGCTTCCAATAGTCCTCGGTGTCCCAGCTTGAGATTTTCTTTTTACTTTTAAAGTCTACGTCTATTATTCGTGCCACAATCAGCCTTTTAATATCGTGCCATCCAGTAGGGCCAATTCGTCATCCCATATCTGATAAGTGTTAAAGTTGAAGTTTCCGTTGTGCTTAACATTCAGGACACCAAACCCATTTGACCAGTTATTGTCAGTATTCTTTATATACTCAGGGTTTAGCTTGCACATTGCCGGCAAAGACCATCCCTGTCTAGTTTCTCCCCTACTTACAAAGGGTCTACACTCAAGCTTGTGTACATGGCTAAATATTACCGATCTCCCGCAGCACGCCTCATAGTGCTTTTTAACAGCGCTAGTCCCATGGTACATCCCATGAGTTATCGTCACGTTCCCCACATCGAGCCAGTCGTTGTAGTTTATCATCGAAATATTCCTCGATCTCAGATGCAGTTGGGTTTTCAGGCAGAAGTTGTGTCGGTACGCCGCTGGTGAATGGTTCTCCATAAACCATCTGTAGCGAGCGCAGTGGTTGCCTTCTATGAACGTGATGCTTGGGAATACCTTTTGGAGTTCGTCTAACATCTCGTTCGCCCATAAGTACTCCTCTTCGCTTTTAGGTAGAAAATACTCTTCAATCCCGCTGGACAGCTTTATCCATTTCTTAAAGCCATCGCCTCTTTTCATTAAGTGTTCGGCGTCAACAAAATCGCCATTGATGACTAGCTTTCTTCTCTTCTTGGGTACCCTTTGCGCTAACTGTAGTAGGATTTCGCATGATGCTGCGTCGACATGGAGGGAGTGCCAGTCACCGGCGATGAAGTACGTATCAACCTTTCCTTTTGCTGGTAACTTTAGCCTGTTGACTTTCATTACCTAAAATTGTGATTTAAATTTGAGTGATTGGCAATATGCGTATTAACCGATGTAATAGATTTAATATTCTTCTGGATAAACCTTAACGCGACTCTTTTTACACTTATAGCAAACCCTATTAGATGTTGACTCGCTTTCAAACTTCTTTTCACACTTAAGGCACAGTCTCTCTTTGTATTCTATCTGTGGCAATCCAAGTGCGCTTCTAAGTTCTGCTACTCGCATTTGATCTTTTTGTTGTGGTGTCAGCATTACTACTCCTAGAGATGGCCTATAAAGATAACGTCCTTATAGTGTTCAACTTCTATAGAATAGTAATTCAGGTGAATTTGATTGTCATGTGGGTTGTAATACAGTGGGATCTCGATGTTCAAGCCCTTATTCATCTTCCCCAAAACATTCTTCAAGTGCGGTTTTGGCTATATCGCAAATGCCTATTACATCACCGCCAAAAGACACTTCGCCATCATTATAGATGGCATCGCCCATATATTTATCACTGGCATAAAACTCCAAAGCCTCTCGGAGTTTAGTTATTTTCCTGTCACACTTAGCCGCATAAACCGCCATTGTGTCAAAGTCCATATTTTCATAAAAAGTTCCAATTTCTCCATCCAGAGCTTGTTGAAGCTCCTCGATCCGTGACTCAAGTTCTTTTACTTTCTGGCTAAGTGGCTTTGTGTTTAGGTCTATAAGCCCCCTGATTATACCAAGGTGTGACTCGTAGTCTTTTCTGTATTCTTCTAGTCCTATATAGCTACTCATTTGCCCGCTTCTTTTTTGGTTCGGGGTTAGCCTCTTTGTTTTCTTGTAGGAAGGTTCGGGCGCGTTTGCCAGCACAGTATTGATTTACGCAGTGATCTGTTTCTGTAAAAATATCATGGCGTTCTTTACCCATGGGATAGTAAAACTCTTCAGAAAGCCAGTTGTCAGTGTCCCCATAAAACTCAATCACACTCACAGCTTCTTTGAGTAGTGCTTCAAGATGGTCTATATATGGTTCGTTGGCGTGGAAGGCGTCTTTTGTGTCCGTAAAAGAACAATTACATCCATAGAATAATGTATACTCTTTTTTAAATTCTTCCCATGTATGTCGCCTTGGTTTAACCATAAATCACCCCCATCGTTAGCCCTAATATCATTGCGATCATTAAAACTGTTTGCCACATCCATATGTGACCGGCGTGGTAAGCGTGAGATCTGCAAGCCTCTACAAACATATTTGTAAAAGAGTGGGTCCACCCCTTTAATACTAAAAGCCTTTTAGCGTGTACTTTCATTTCAGCAATAAACTCTTGAGTTGTTTTTCCGTTGGATTTTTCTACTTTATCAAGCTTCCAGCTCATCTGTTTTTCCCGTTTTTAAATTCGGCTTTTTTCATTCTAAAACTCCGTCTCCGTCTCCTTGTCCGTGTCCGCTTCCGTCTCCGTTTCCGTGTCCGCTTCCGTCTCCGTAACCGTTTCCGTCTCCGCTTCCGTATCCGTTTCCGTATCCGTTTCCGTCTCCGTATCCGTTTCCGTCTCCGTCTCCGTCTCCGTCTCCGCATCCAAATCCGTCTCCGTGTCCGCGCCCGTTTCCGTAGCCGTAGCCGTAGCCGTGGCCGCTTCCGTCTATAGTTTCGTGTGTTATTTTCATGCTTTTTTCATTCTAAAACTCCGTCTCCGTCTCCGTCTCCGTAACCGCATCCGTATCCGTGTCCGCTTCCGTCTCCGTAACCGTTTCCGTCTCCGCTTCCACCCCCGCCTCCGTATCCGTCTCCGTGTCCGTAGCCGTATCCGCGTCCGTGTCCGTGTCCGCGCCCGTTTCCGTAGCCGTAGCCGTAGCCGTAGCCGCTTCCGTCTATAGTTTCGTGTGTCACTTTATGGCGTCCTCTAATTTCTCCGCCCAAAAACCACCGCCCTTTTCCCTAAACTCTCTAATGGTCATCTTGGCGGTAAAGTCCAGCCCTCTCTCTTTTAACCAATCCTCGCAGCCGGACCTACACGCCCTTGTAAGCTTACGAAAAAGTCTTACAGAGAATTTAAAGTCTTCCGATTTGTACTTTTCCTTTTCTTCTTGCGATATAGGTTTTTCGCCGTCACGCTTTTCTACCGCGTCCTCAATTGCTTCCTCGATGGTTACACCGTGGGCGCAAGCTGGCTCTCCTTGTAGCTCAACAAAAAATCTCTTTTCGCCATTTTCTGTGTAGAGTACCTCTATTATCTCACCGCCTGGTGACTCGAATACCTCTCCCTTAGTAAATAAATCTATTCCATCTCTATATGCTTTTTTCATTGCAAAACTCCGTATCCGTGTCCGTATCCTTGTCCGCTTCCGTCTCCGTAACCGTTTCCGTCTCCGTCTCCGTCTCCGAGTCCGTGTCCATATCCGTAACAGAGTCCGTGTCCGTATCCGTCTCCACTTCCGCTTCCTTCTCCGTATCCGCATCCGTGTCCGCGTCCGGGTCCGCCTCCGTGCCCGTGTCCGCTAATAACCCCGTTATTCATAGTTGGCTATCGACTCCCATGCAATATCAGTCATTTCACTAATTTCCAAGCCTTGCGGATTAACAATAGTTGTTGTTGGGATGACTGCGCCTATGCTGTGGTCCGCGTTCGGCTTTAGTCCATTGGCGCAAACGTCAGATATAGATCCGCTGGAGTCCCTTGTGTAGACCCTCCAAAGTCTCCTGGTGTTTTTTAAACAGATTGTTTGATTGCCGAGATCGACTGAGACAACTTCCCCTGCATGAACACCTGCTACGTTTGCCCTTACAATTACTCTTTTACCGATTAGACCTTTTTCCATTTTTCGCCTCCATTTAGCTGAAATCTATTTCCTCGTCGGACTCTTCTTCTATATCTTGCGCTATATCTCTTTCCACGCACTCAAAATAAAGCGCCTCATCAAAATTGGCGTCAGGCCTCTCTTCTAGTAGCGCATCAAGTTCTTCACAGGTGTCCACGTCTTCATTTAATACCAGAACACCTGAGTCTATTTCAACTACACCTACTGGCTCCCTGTACTCTGAATGACCGCAAGAAATCAATAATAACAAAACTAAATACTTCATGTTTACTCCCTTTTTTAAAAATTAAGACCACCAGGATTTCTCCCGAGTCCCAGTGATCTTAATTAAATCCATCTCCCCAGACTTCATGACTCTTTACATTGCGAACCTAGGGCCATAATTAAGGTTCTAATTTTGAACACTTGCGCCGCTTTATGCGTTCAATCAATTTTCGACCGTCTATTTTTTAGACGATCTCCATAATTGTTGTTTACCGTTCTTTACCATCATGTCGATAATCGCCAACCCGCCTGGCTCGGCAAACAGCCTACAAAGTATTTTTCTTATCTCTTTTATTTGGGCGATATCTACTTGCTTCTTACCGCCCTCTAGTTTTGCTATAAGTAGATCAAGTTCTTTAATGTTCATTTAAAATTCCTGTTCGGGTGGTTTGGGTTTTTGTAATAAATATCCATCATTGCCTGCACCCATTCTTCGTCATACTTGCGCTTCAATAGCGGGACTATTAGTCTTTTCGTCCAGTGAATAAAGCGAAACCTTTCGGGAAGATTGATGCGTATCCAGAAAAGTATTTCTGTATCTGTTTTGAATATCTTTTTACCATTTCTCTTTTTGTACTTAGTGAGTGCCATGTGCAGAAATATAATTAGCAGTAACGGCAATAATGGATATGCCCACCATCTTCTTTGCAGATAACCCATATAGATAAAGTCTCTTGGATGGTAGTACCTGTGAAATATCTTTAAGTGATTTATTGGCATGTTTAGAATAACCATCATTGTTATGATTGCGGTCATGTTGTCGTGACTTGTAGGCTCCTTTTTGTTAACTGGAGCCTCGTAAAGTACTCCGTCCCTTTCAAGTGATTCCAAAACCCTTTTAGCTCTTATCTTTCGCCCTAAGAAATCTTCATACGTGAAACACTTTCTTATATCAAAATTATGCAAAAGCCAGTAGGTCACAGTAAACAGTATGGCGTTTTCTGGCACCGGGCTAGGCATCGGCTCAAGCCTCATTAACCCATCGTCATCTATCCATTTGTCGCCTGACTCAGTTACCATCATCGTCCCACCCCTTGCTTGTTAAAAAGATCCACTTGCCCATGAATTTATCGAAAAGCCAATTGTGCTCTACCATCCAATCGTTAAGGTTGTGCTTGGACACAAAACCATTTCTACCTATGCGGTGATACTCTTGGTGACAGCGTCTACATAATGGCATTAAGTTGTTCGGGTTTTCAGTCCCACCAGCGCCTCGGCTTTTAATGTGATGGATATCAAGCTCGCCATCTATCTTGCACGCAGTACATGCACCTTCTGTCGAGTAGCGGCTCACTGTTTTAGGGCCTCATGAACCCAGCTTTTTTCTGAGGAGATAGTGACCCCGATATTATTGTCGTCGTAGACATTCACTGTTTTAACATTCTCTTCTTTTATTACTATATTGAATTTTTGCCTAAACATCTCGACCATAGCTCTCTTGATGTGATCTTCTGGTAGCTTTTTATTAACTAATATCTCAATTGTGTCGCTCATAGATCACTCCGTTATTGTTTATTATTTCTAGAAAGTCGTCCTCGTACATGCATACTATAGGCCTCCTCCGGTCCCCTTTTGTCCATAGTATCGGGATACCACCTTCGGTCTTAATCTCCTCGATTTTTCCGATTGGAGCATAATTTCTATTGCGTTTAGCTTGGATATGCAGCCTTCCAGCTCCTCTAATGTCAACGCCCTTGAGATCGAGGGAGTCGCCACACTTAACTCTTTCAGCGTTTGGGAAAAATTGCTTGAGTTTGTTGACAATATACCTTTCGAATCCGTGACCCTTCGTTCTTCCATTGATTGACACCCTCCCCTCCTGTTTCGACTCCATATGTGAAATCGATAGCTACTATTCATGCTTGCTTATCTGGGTATTACAAACTTGCACACAAAACATCATTACGATCGACAGATAGATGTTCATGACAAACCCAACAACAGGCACCGATATCGGTAGCGATTTATTAATTAATATATAGATAAGTATAGAGCCAATGACTGCCGTACAGAAAAGCCCTGTTGTAAAAAATCTCTTTGCTATTATTACGTCTTTCATTTTCATAATTAAAATGCCGGCAGGGTCAAACCCTTAGCCCTACCGGCGAGAGCGCCACGGTAAAACAGCGCTCGATAGTTTTAAACATTTATTTTCTAGCATACTCAATCTGCAATCAAAATACCTACTCAAGAGGTTGGTTGAGTTATAAAAAACACACCTCGTAAGTTCTTCTTTGTGTGGCTGATAACTAATCAGCATAACTATTAAACTAGCTTCTATCATTTAGTTTATTTATCCATGTTTGTACGGTGTCGGGGCTCTTCTCGGCTTTTATCTCTTTGCCGTCCCTAACTCCTAGCTCTTTATAAATATCTACAAGGCTGTCTTTGTCTTTAAAGCCATCTGTTAACTTGGCAATGACTGCCCATAAAACTTTAAGCCTTTCATCTGTTAGGTAATGTTTGCCCGAATTCGCTTTGCCGTGATCATTAGTCGCGTCAGCGTCTTTAGTGTCGTCAATGCAAAACATGCCGCTCAAGCAATACTTTCTACTGTAAGAAGAAGCTGCACCAGTTATCTGTGACTCATCCGCGCCTTTTTTGTTTTGAGGCTCTCTTGCATAAGCACTACTTTCTACCGTTGCTTTGCCATCTGTTATTTGGGCCGTTGCTTTTACGTAGTAGCGCTCGCCTATTTGTACAATCTCATCTGTCATGAATAATGCTAAACCATGTTGCGACAATAGAGGTTTAATTGCTTCAAGTATGTCTTCACAAGATCTGTACTTGTACCTACCAAAAGCATTGACTTGATTTTTTGGTGCCTTTAGCTCGCCTTGTATTTTTTGTATTTTCTTTATTAATGCTTCCATGACTAAAACGGTATCTCGTCAACACTGAAACTTTCTTGAGCTTCAACTGCTTTTACATTGTCAAACGATTGTTTTAAAGATTGCTGCGGCTCGCTGCTTTGTCGACTACCAACAAACTCAATCTTTTGTGCGTTAACAACAGTCGTGCGTCTCTTGTTGCCAGACTTGTCTTCCCATTCTGTCGTCTTATTAGAGCCCTCTATTATCGCCTCTGAGCCCTTTTTAAGGTATTGAGCTGCCACTTCACCTGTCTTGCCCCAAGCTTCTATCTGGTGCCATTCAGTGTGTTTACCAGTTTTCCTGTGCTCCGTAGTGGCCAAGCTAAACTTGCTAACGGCACTGCCGGTTTGTGTGTGGGCAACTTCTGGATCTCTACCTAATCTGCCGCATAGTATTACTTTGTTCATATGGCCTCCTGATAAGAGCCCCCACAAGCTGTTTCAAGGGTTGCAGGGGCATTTTATCGTTGCGGGGTGACAAAGGACACATGCCTCCCGCTTCAATTTCTCAGTAGATGAAACAGCGAAGAGTTTATATGATGCCCGACTTGGCTTGTAAAGTTTACAAAGAGTTTTTTTTAGCTCAGAATGCTCTGGTCCCGGAAGAGTTTGCTCCTCACCTCAACCACAGGCCATAACCGGGGCATGCTAGTGGCAGAAAGGAGAAGGTGACCTTGACCGTCTTTATACGGAAAAGTTGCTCAGGGGTTAAGCGCTTCCCCCAAGTTTGAATTAGAGGAAAACGCGGCCGATTCCACCCACATATCAGGATAGGCGTCTACCACTCCCTTAAACTCTCTGATTACGAGAGGGAAGGACATGGGATCCAGGAGGAGTGCGCGGAAAGAAGGACGAACTGTTTGTTGAAGATTAGCTTTTTCGACAAGTCCTTAAGGCTCCCTATTCCCATCTTTACCGGAAGGTTTTGGGAATCACTCAGCGTAGCGATCATGGATAGACATAATAACGTCATACTGCCTACTAGATATCGATAGGTTTTTCTTTGCGTAATCGGCAATACATTCACACCATCTAAGATCGTTGGTAGACAGATGCTCCCTGATATCGTGGAGCTCCTGCATCATAGTGACAAAATGCTCTTTACACTCAGAGTCGATCTGGATCCACGACTTTCGCTTAATTGACCTCTTTTTGAGGACCTCGTTAAAGCCCTGTGAAAATAATTCTAACTGCTCGCAATAATCACTCATTCGCATCCTCCGTTTCGTATATAGCGATAAGTTTCAAGGGATATATGACAAGCCAGTCGGATATTAAAGAGTTTTTATCGGAATACTAAAAGAAAAATAAGAATATACAAAAATAACAAATACTTAGATCTTGCGAAGCATGGGGTGGTCATTACCTCTTTCGCAGTTGCATCTAAAGATGTCGTCACCTACAAAGACTACACCAGAGTTTCCACAATCCAGACAGTCGGGCAGTGGTTTAGCTTTCTTCTCCCGTGCAGGTATCTTTGCCATAAAGTCTGCGGGTTGTGGCGGGGTCTTGAATTTCTCCCATTTCATTGACCTATAAGAGTCGTAAATATCTCGCAATGAAAACCGCTCTAGAAGTGTTTTGGCCAAAACTTTATACTCCTCTGGCGATCGCCTAAAGCCCAGTATTCTGTGGAGGTCTTCTAGCATGTTGACGCACCTAGTTTGATCGTCCTTTGGGTCGATGCCTGTATTTTTCATGAACTTTCTATAAGACTCTGGTGTTTCCATGCTGTGGCAACTCTAAGCATATCAAGCTGTATGTAAAGCTTGGGTGTAAGATTTACACATAATGTAACGCGCGTCTATTTGACGTTAAAGTTTTCGGAAATCATTGCGGCCACACCGTCTGCAATTACTTCTTCTAGTTGTGAATCGATTACCTGATAAAGCGATAGTCTTTTAACTAGTACGTGAAACATTTCATGAATAAGTGTTGAAACTTTTTCTTCGTGTGAAAGCTCTTTATCTATTTGTATTTCTTTTTTATCGTGATCAACAATACCGTCGTTGCCACTAGATGAGCCATCGCCTTTGTAGTTGGGATTAGATACTAAGCGAACTTTATACCTAACCCCAAACACAGCAATGGACTTCGGAAGCGTCGTCATAGAACAAGTCTAGACGCTTATATTACTTTTTCAATACTGAGTTTTTGTCGGTCTTTAATTCCTTATCAATTTTGGCAATCGCTTTATCAATACAACTTTTATCAAGTTTTTTATTCTTTCTTGTAAAGCAACCACCGTAATTCCAAGAGTGAAAAGTCTTGATAAGTAGGTGAGGGTTTTGCTTTGCTACCCGACCACACTCCTGGCAATACTCTTCTTCTTCGCTATTATAATCTGGATCTAATACTGTTCTCATTTTTTACCCCAATAGTTTTTCATTAAGCTTTTTATAAGTAGCGGATGCTTTCTCTCGCATTCTAGCACGCTATTGAGCCACATTATTTTCAGTTGCTCTTGTGTTAGCGCTGTCTCTCTTGGGTCTGTCAGGGTATTTTTCTTTGAGTTTTTCTGTCGCTTCAATAAGCTGGTCAATAAGTTTGTTAAATTCATCTCTTCCTCCGTTGTCCATGTTGCCTCCATTGTTGAATCAACTATAGCATGAGGTCCAGAATTACATGTAAGTGTGCGAAATGCAGTAGACGCGGCATTGAGATAGTGACAATAAAAGTTGCCCTAAACTAGCCTTCTTTAGGGATAAACACTACAGCTTTGGCCCAACCATCTTTTTCTTCTTCTTTAAATGGTTTTTGTCCGTAGTACATTTTAATACCTAGAGTCTCAGACCCCTTATGGTACCAAACTTCAACTTTATCGTATTTGTCTAGATCGTATGTTTCAAAATCGCTCATCGTATTTAATATAACACTTCATGCACGTAAAATCACAATTAGATGAGGACCATGTAGTTTTTACACACTTACCCTCTTTGATTTCCTCACCACAGATCATGCACTCTTTCGGTTTCTTGATTTCGATTATTGAGTCTTTGGTTTTGCGCGTGTGTCGCTTTAGTACGTACCCGCTGTGTAGACTATTTAGATTTTCTACTGTGTGCATTTTTACTCCTGCTTATTACTGATAGCTCGTATGGTGTTAACGGCTCAAACTGGCGTTCATAGGCCTCGGTTTCGTAACTTATGTCCCAGTAGCCACTAAGTAGATACTCGTAAAAATAACTTAAGTAAAATTTAATAAACCCAACCTTCCTGACTTGGTACACGTGGATGAATTCATGTTTTAGAAGCATCGAGGTTGCCTCTTCTGGCGGGCAATTGAGTAAAATAAAGGGGTAAACAACCATGCCATTTACTCTTACTAATTTAGGCAGCCAATGGCTGTAGATAATCCTGACTTCAAGCATACAAATATAATATTGTTGAATACTGGCGTATGGCAAACTAAAATACTTAAATGGGTGATAGCTTTGATCTCGTTATTGCTGAGCTAAAGCGAAACAGAGAAGAAATTAGGGTTCTTGATAAGGAGATGAGGGTTCTTAACGAAAGGATCACTGACGTTCGTGTTGAAATTGCACGACTCAAGACCACTTCAAGACTATGGGGCGGGGTTGCTGGGGCGATACCGGCACTGCTAGCGCTAGTTATTTCTTGGATGAATGGCCGTCACTAGAGTTTAAATCGTCTACCTGCTTTTTTACGTCGTCATATTGTTCTGCACTTAAACTCTTTTTCTTTTTGTATGACTCTACAAACTCAACGTATCTACGTTTTGCTTCTTGATTTGCTGCCGACTTATCTAAGAGCCAGCCTACTAGTTTTAAAACTACTTCTATTATTGTTGATACCATTATAAGTCCCTTATGATAATTTCTTCATACCCTATGGTTAGAAGTTTGTGCATTTTTCCACTGGTGCCTTTAAATATAAAAGTGCATTCCCTGTTAGGCATATTAAACACAAAGACCTTTCCATCTTCTGTAGGTAGTGTCCCGCACTTTGCCAGTGAACTCATAACAACCTCTTCTGTGAACTCTATTCTTTGAAGAAGCCCTTCTTTTGATTGGCAAACTGTTACGCCTCTTGAGTTGTAAGAACTACCGTTGCATCTGATATGTGCTGGTAGTTGAAACTTTTCGTTATTAAAGTCTACTAGCCCCCAAGAGTGTCGCCCTTCTTTGTCAAACGCTTCTATTTCTAGGTAGCAGTAACCGCTTTGCTCCATGATCTCGTCGGGGATAAAGTTAAAGCTTTCCCTTCTACCAAGATCAAGCATTTCCTCTTCCCTGTGGCACGTCTTTAGAGTGACCATGTCACCCTTCCCGCCAAACTTAACTTTTATTCTGTGCTCTGGCAGTGGTTGGACAACTAGCGTCCCGTATCCTTTATGGCCATCAATCTCTATTCGCATGTCTTTCTTATAGTACACAGCGGGGTTAAGTTTTTGCATTGTCGGAGCACATGAAAATAAAAACAAACAAATAAAGAAAGTTACTTTTTGCATATCTTACCCTTTAAATACTCCCATAAAGCAACAAAACCCTTGATAGCAAACAATAGTCGCCACCAAGGGAATTGTATAAAGTATCGTATGAACTGATTAAGCTTGTGCAGGCTCTTCTTCTTCCTTCTTTAACCAGAGGTTTCCAATGTCTAGCGCCATGTCAGTGAAGCATCTCATAAAAGCTGCGGGGTCTTCCTTCCACTCCTCGTCAAGCTGATCAAGACCTTCAACTGCCCCCAAAAGCTTGGGTAGAACTGCTGCGAAGATAGTTGAAAGATCGCTAGCAGGGTCAAAACCATCTTGTGCTGCCTCGACTGAAACAACGACCATTTCTCTTAGTGCGTCTGCAAGCTCACTTGCTTCTTTTGATTTTTTAACTGTTACGTCTAAAGTTGCCATTTAAACTCCTTAAGGTTTAGAAAATTCAGTTATAAAAGCAGCACCATCTAGCGTGCCGTTTACTTGTATGTCGTAGCCAGTGTCCATCATGATTGGCTCACCAACGCTTAATGTAGTCAGATCTTGGTCCGAGCCAGTGGCGGCCACCTCATAAATGATTGTACCAGTGTTTGTCCTAACTCTGATAGACCCAGAGCCTGCCCCTAAGTGTTGTATTTGTGCGCGTGCATACGTGCTGGCTGGCACGGTGTATTGGACACCACTAGTTGTTGTGTCGAACGATACTACCCCAGTGAAATTTTCCCCACCCGATGAAGTGGCCATAAAGATCTCCTTATCTTGGTCTGTACATCACAGCTATATTAAAGTTTTGAAAGCCCGTACCTCTTTGATCTAGATCCATCCTTAAAGCGTCACCAACATTCACTTGTGTTGTTGATAAAACTGCAAGCGTGTGACCTGTCGGATTAGACAAAGTTGTTGAATTTAGCTCATCTCTTAATGTGTAAGATCCATCGCTTGCGGCAGAGCTTATCTCTGGTCTGGTTGAGAATATAGAGCCTGCGTCTGTGTCGCCACCAGTGAGTCGATGTATGTCGACAATAATACTTGAAGCACTGCCAGCGTCACCGATGTAGTAGTGAAAGCCAGTTATTTCTGCGTCAAAAAGAAAGCTAAAGATGCCATCTAACCCAGGTGCAACAGTAAAGAGCCCTATCGGACCGTTTAAATGAAACGAGTGAGTGTCGTATTGTCGATCATTGATAAAGTTGATCGAGCCACCAAGTTTAGTGGCAAACGCCTCTGATACGGCCGCGCGGTATTCAGCCTCTTCCTGTTGGATGTTCTTCCTTGCCGCACTAATCTCAGCCATGAGATCTCCTTGCGTTTAAAGCCTACACATATCTATATGGGAGGCCTCCATCGTCACTAAAGCCTATCAGATCAACAAAGTATCCTGCAACAGGTGTGAATGTAAGATCCCTGTCTACGGTTACCGTATTTGTGCCAGTGTCGACTATTGTGACCCTTGCATCGTCATCTAGTGACGTTTCGTTGCTATCTATTGAGTAATCTTCATTGTGTACACGTACGTATGAACCCACAAAAAACTTAGTAATATCTGCTGGCGCTACTGTAAACTCCGTAGCTGAAATACCTGATACTACCTCAACTTGAGGGTCCCAAAAGCAGTGAAGTCCTTTTTCTTTTGGATTAACGTCAGTATCACCAGTGTAGTCGACAAAATCAACCAAGTAGTCTTCTGGTGGGGCGACTGATAATGGCGGATTGACGATTAACGCATCATTTCTAGTGGGGTCAATTTCTGTCAACGTAACTGTCTCTCTAAAAGAGTAGTCTTCTGTTCTTATCTCTACTTGTTCGCCAACAAAGTTAACCCATTTGGATGTCTCTAATTCAAACTCTCCGGTGCCAAAGGATCTTTTTATAATTATCTGTGTTGTGCTCGAGCCTGTACCAATGAATGAGCTAGGCGAGATTGTACCGAATCGTCCATCAATGCCGTAACCAGATTGGAGAAGACGCAATTTAACGTCACCAGTTTTTAAGTTAAAGCTGCGATTTACCACCTCATAAAGCTGAGGCTCCGTACTTCTTGACGCATTCTCGTGGTTACTTATCTGCAGGTCTTCGCCAAATAAAACAACGTCAGTTATCTCGGTGTCAAAACCACTCTTGTAGTTAACTTGTATCGTAGTTGAGTATGGTGCGAATTGAAATCTGTCGTTGTATCTCTTTGCTTGAGTTTGTATGAAGTTTCTAGTGGCGTCATTGTCTCTGAGTCCTCTAGAGTTTATCGTGAGTGTTTTTGTGTTGGTCTTTATTCTCTGCCTGGATCTATTGGAAACTATAATCTGACCCGATTTAAAGTCGTCCTCAACCTGGTCTTGTTCAAACCTGTAGACAATTGTATTGAAAAACTCTTTTGTTATCTGGCGAGAGGTTTGTATCTTGTTTGCACTTTTAACATTCGTTGTGTTGTATTCGGTGAGTTCTTCTAGCGCTAGTGGGGGGATTGCTATATTAACAGATGCTCTCGCCTTCCTTGGCACAGCAATATAGCCAGCAGGAAAGTATAGCTCTTGGGATATAAAGTCTTTTCCGTTTTCTGTTTCCTTTAAAAAGAAGTCATAGTCTGGCTGGGACGCTGCAAACAACGCGGCCAAAGACTCGTGTTGCTGAATATCAACCTGTGATGGTTTCATCCCAAGACCCGCTGTAGAGCCTGGCAATGTATCGTACTTGCTTTTTAGTGTGGCAGTTGCGGTTGCTTCTATTTCGCTAACAAGTCCCTCGCCATCCACATGCAACACTGTACCGGTAGATATCTGTGTTATTTGAGTTATGACGGCGTCAGTTACATTGCTCGCCGGATTGGTTGCGCCTATAACAGTTATAAGATCGCCAGTGGTTACGTTTTTATCTGTAACCAGTCTTGTGTCAGGAATAAAAATACCGTCTGTTATTGTTTCAGTTGGGCTCACGTCTACAAAGCGGGTGACATTCAAGTCTTCTGCGTAAAAGCCATCTTCTGTTGTGAGCATAATCTTTAGAGCTAAATCAAGCGGTTGGCCTATTAACCTATAAGCGCTACTTATCTCTGTTTCATCCGCGTGTGCGGCGGCAATGGTGCCGAACTCACCCCTGGTAAGACCTGATATCGTGTTGGTGCCAGTATCAACTGTTGTGTATTGAATTATCTCATCGTCGATAATTAAATAAGTGCTGACGGCGTCAGATGGACTAACAAAGCTTCCTGCCTCGTAAACTAACGATGTGTCGCCAGCACCTATAGAACCGACTAGCTTAGTTTGTATTTGTTGAAATATTTCAGATCTTTTCAAGGAGTCTGGGTGCGCTATTGCCAGCTTCCAAAACCCGGCACCAGCACTAGTACTATCAATGATTCCATTGAATATTCTAATGCTGTCTTCTGGGTGGTTACCGCCAGCAAAGTTTATAAAAACATTCGCCTCGCGACCCAGAAGATCAGACACCAGCACACCAGGTGTGAAAATCTCATTAGTTAATTTACTGTCTTTATCAATTAGCTGTACATTGAACTTCTGCACAGACTGACTATCGCCCTTATCGACTTCGAGTTGTTGCGTGATAGAATTGGTTGTGCCTTCTAGTGATATCCAATCTCTTGAGTTTGGATCTTCTAGGCCTCCACCAATCTTTAAGCCTGTTTGGCCTATCGTGACGCCAGCTTGACCTATTTCCCAGATTGAAAATATCGGTTGCGCACCAAAGATAAAGGGGATGCCATCTATCTCTAGTATAACCTGTTGCTCAATATTAACTTTTTGCGAGAGTAGCCTAGCTTTAGTTGATACTTCTAATGCCATTTTTCCCTCACGTAATGATCGCGAAACCACTCAATCTCAAAGTTCGGACAAGTCTTATTCGCAAACTCGTAGTGCGCCCTGATATCCTTAGCTTTTAGGTCAAACAATTGACACATCATTTCACTAAGAACACCCAGCATGTACATTTGATCATGGGTAAATTGAAGTCCCAGTACACAAATGCCAATCGAGTGAGCATTTCGACCCCGGCAATGAGCTCCGGGCTTTTCTACATCTCTAAGTATATGTACGTTAGCGTCATAATCCACGCCAAAATGGTAACCAATGTCAGACCAGCCACGATTAGATACATGATCGCGTTTGATAGCTTCAAAATCATAGCTGTTAACATTTGAAGCTGAGCAATGGAGAATAACTTCACGTATAGCTCTTATTTTACACCCCTAGATAGTCGTTGATCATAGAGTTTATTCTGTCTTTATAAGATTGATCCATCGGTGCCAGCCCGGTCAGATCAAGCGGGGTTATTAAAGCTTGGGCCGTCAACAAACTACCTGTTTGAAGCGCCTGCATTATTTGTTGGATCGTTGCGTTAGAAAAGATTGCGGTAAGCTGTTCGGCAGTTATATTGCTATCTTCATTTAGCTTATTTATAACCGCTATTATGCGGGTCCCTAGACGCATTCTAGACTCTTTCTCGTCAACCCCTGACTGGAAGACTAATTCGGCTTGGATACTGGCGTCCTCGGCTTCCAGGAGCGCTAAAAAGGCTGTGTCGTCAGCGTCAGCGATTGCCTTGGCGAACAACGCCACATTAACGTAGGTGTCATACTGTCCAAGGTTAATTGCTGCTTGTCGCCAGTTGTGTAACGCATCAACACGGTCGGTTATATCTTTGACCCTTTGCAGCTCGTCAAACTCGGCAGTTAAGGCGGTGACTAGATCTGCCTTGTAGTCAGTTACCTCATCTACTACAGCAGGAGAGTATGGAAGCTTTGTGTCATATATTCTAGTATTGCCCGATAATTGGTAAGGTCTAAGCATGTCGTAAAGAGTCTCGCCCGGTTCAACTCCTGTTGAGTTATTTTCAACCGCAGAGGAGGGATAGAGCCTTGCCATGACCGATGGCCATACGTCCCGAAACGCCAGTGCATTTATTTGGGTTTCAAGCTGTTCAAATGTTTGTTCGTTTTTAGTTACTGTATATGGCATTATAACTCCCAGATCATAACTGTTGTATAAACCTCATCAACCCCAAAACCAGCACCAACACCATGACCGCCAGTTGCAGTTGCACCCACCCTGGTCCTTATTTCGAAGTCTTCGTTAGCACCATCGGTTGTGAATGAACCAACAATGAAAGAATGCGTTTGCACCTGGTTTGTTGAAAAGGCTGAAAACTCATCCGTACCAATAATCTCATTGGCTGCGTCTGTTACGTTGTAAAGAAGTGACACATGGCTACTGGACCTATAAGCATTACAGATAGCTATAATGAAATAGTCACCGGCATTGGTAAGCCTTATCTGGTTTGAACTTAGAGAGCTAAAAGATGTGTCGCCCTCGGTGGTATTTAAAACCCTTGTCTGAAAAGACCCAGCGGTTGAGTTTCGACCAAAAGATCCTGTGGGCAAAACGTCTTTAAATATTGCTGGCTCGGCAAACCCGCCGCCACCGCCTCCAAACGCGGTCCATGCAGATCCATTATTCCAAACAGGGCTACTAAGTGTTGTATCAATGGCAATTGATCCAAGCTTATTTGTCAAAAGGTTTAAGTTTGTAGTTGTTTCATTTGGCACAACAATTCTGTTTGTGTCACTTGCGGACGAGGCTGATCCATCCACATCCTTATTTGTTATTACCTGGCTAGAAGAAATATCAACTACGTCAACGCTTGCTATTGTTGGTCTTGATACAAAGTTTTTAATACCAGCAAAGTCTTGCGCGCCAGTGGAAACTTTACCAGCCTGAGTTGAACTGGCGTCAATAATGTCTTGAGTGGCTTGTAGTGAATCAAATACACCTACATTGGCGCCAATCGTGGGGCGGTCGCTACCCGCAAAGACTTCCCTATAAAAGTATCTTATGTCAGTGGAAGTTAAGGAGTGGGCAGTTTCGACCCCAGATATATTTACGAAATAACTTAGTGTCCATGTACCGGCTGCCTCTGTTAATCTACCAAAGACTCGCCTACCAGAGCCATCTTCCACTTCTGAGTTATCACTAGAGACGACAATGCTTACAAGGTTGTTTGGCGGGTCAGTGATTACACCCGCAGTGTTGGCGTCACCACCAGATGTCTTAGCAGCAAAATCAGCAGACACGTCATCACTTGTGCCGGCAGCGCCAGTGAATGTCTCCTCTACGTAGTCGGACCAAAGGTTATTGAAATCACCCAGAGCGTCTGCACTTATCGCTTTCGAATTAACACCATCATGGTCATGACCAGTAGAAGTATCAAACTCTCCGTCAAGTTTTCCAACGGCAGTCTTTTGATCGTCTCCGTTTGCCACAACATTGTTTGATGAATACGTCTTTGCAGTTGCATCTGTTGCCGCCTGGTTTGCTATACCCGATTGATCAGCGATCTCATTTACAACCCTCTGTACGTCAATCAAGTCTGTGGTGTCAGCGTTTTCTAGATCTATTTTCCCAGAGGCGCTTGTGTCTGCACTTCGTGAGACGAATGCCGTATTAAACGTAGTTTCGTCAGCATTTTGTCCGTTGGTTACACTCATTAGTACCTCACTCTATTAATCTAAACCTTAAATTGCCAGTTTCGTAAAAGCCCTCTAGTCCTTGTCCAACCAATTCTCTTAAGCGAAAGCCTGTACCGTCCCTGCTGGCGGTAGTGGACTCAAGCAGCACCTTGTGAAATGTCGCCCTGTCGCTTCGGTCTTTCATAAACTCAAGATTGGACTTTGTTATGGCAAAGCTTAAAAAGTCTCTAGCGTCTTGAACAGCGTTGCTATTGTTTTCTATAAAGTTGCCTTTGGCCTTAAACCTATCTGTTATATTGGTGATATTCATGGTCATGGTTTTTCTTTGACCAAATGTTACCACCTCTTGTATCCCGCTAGCTGACTCGTTTACATTTGATTGCACGTTTTGAACATCGTCATCGAAATCAATGAAGTTTTGCACAGGAAACTGTGGTACGTACTCATCGCCCATTGCAGTCACACCGTCATAAGTAGAAGCACCTGTTCTATCAGTTGATCCAAAGCCAATCAGATCGTTTATCTGTATTGTTGACGTACCGCTAGAGAACAATAACTCGAAGGTGTCGCTAGATGATATCGTAACAATCCTTGTGTCCCTGTTAAATGTTGCGGTGTAAGTTTGGTCACCAGCACTATTTAGTGCCAGCACTATTTCATTCATAAGCTCGGTCATACTATACGATCCAACAGATATATTGGCCGTCAGCTCTGTGGGGGCTATATTAGGTTCAACAAAGTTTATCTGGTTGTTGAGTTCGTTAACGTCACCTACCGTGTAAAAGACTGGTCTTGTTTGTAAACTCACGAGACTGCCCCTCCGTTAACTACTACGCCCTCGCTATCAAAAGCCTCATTGATGACTTCTACTATCTGTCTACCCAGGTCGCCATTATCAGTGGTTAGGACATTTCCTTCCACGTTTACCGTAACAGCAGTTTGTTGCGTTTCTCTTTCTTCTGTTTGACCTGTTAGGCTACCACCGTCACCAAACTGTGGACCTCCACCAACAGCACCAACGCCACCTCCTGCACCCGCTTGTGCCCCGGCACCGCCACCACCAAGAGCGGACAAAACCCCACCGAATGTTGCTAATGCAGCACCAGTTGCTATTAGTGTCGCCCCATTACCTTGAAGTCCTGGAATAACACTAAAGCCAAGACCTTGGAGTATAAATGCAGTACCTTGTTGGATCATTAGCTGCCCTAATGTACCAAGGAATGCCTTGGCGAATGCATCTAATGCGTTCTCGCCATCTACAAGCGCTTTACCAAAGGCACCAAACCCGGCGCCAATACCTTGCCCGATACCACGCTTTATATTTTGCCCCACTTGTATTGCGGCTTTACTTATCCTTAAGGAGCCCTCTGTTATCTGTGCCTCTGTAGCAGAAAAACCAGCACCTATTTCGTCAAACAACGTGTTGAGTGAAGTGCCAGCCTCGATAGATTTCTGTACAGGGTCTTCTCCGGTAGTTGCGCCAAATGCAGCGCCATCTCCGGTTGGGGCTATACCCTCTTGCGTTTGATTTATAGAAGACCTGATTGTTTCCAGTGATTCAGTAAGGGCTCTTGTATCAATAGGCTCACCAAGGGCTTTAAGCTGCGTATTCAGCTCGGCAAGGTCTTCGCCAGCAACTTGTCTTGAGGTCTCTCCGAACTGGATAAGGCTTTCTGATATCCCGCCGCCTGCACCAAGGAGCTTTGCAACTCTCCCAATGCCTTCTCCGATTGTGCCTATAATTGCTGCAATAACATTCCCGCCAGCCACAATAGAGTTTACCAGGGCGGTGAATGCTCTACTTATTACGGTGGTCGATATAATTGCGTTTCTTGCCCATAACTCGAAGACATCTATCAAGGCTATAATTGGGCCTCTTAGAAAGTCACCGCTTTGTGCTGTTTGATTGATACTTGCAGTAACGCCAGAGAGCACTTGAGATATGCCTCTGAATGCACCTATTAAAGCAGGAGAACCTGTAACGAATGAGCCTATGCTTTCAAGAAAGTCTGAAAATATATTTGTTAACTGTTTAAGCGAGCCCGAAAACGTGACTATTTGTGCAGATGCGATACCCCTGAACTTGGCACCAAGTAAGTCAATTGCGGCGCCCGCTCTTAGTTGTTCTGCTGATAAGTTCTTAAGCTCTGGAATAACCTCGCCTAGCTCACCAGCAAACCCGCCCAGTGTTCTCGCAACATTTCTTGTAGCGCTGTTAAGATCAATGTTTAATGCGCCAGCAAGATCAGCGGCAGCGGCGACTACAGCCTTTGATTGCTCTGCAGTTGCTCCCAGACCTTGTGCGAATGCCAGTTGTTCTAAGACTGCCTCGTCACCAAAGCGTGTCACTGATTGCAATTGTGAAGCAAAGTTTTGCAGGTCTTGACTTGCTCCCTGCGAGAACTCTCCAATTCTTCTTAGTGATGCGTTAAGGTTATTAACAGCATCTTCTTGTCTTGCGGCAGCGGCAATAATCTCTCTTCCTGCAAACACTGCAGCAACAGATGCAGCGGCGGCAGCGGCAACAGCGCCAAGCCTTACGAGTCCGGCCCTAGCACCGTCGGTAAAGCTTCTACCGAAGGCACGTCCAGCACCCTGGCCAGACCTCTTAACTCTACCTTCTAGATCGCCAACAGCATTTCTTACCGAGGCGTCATCGGTTTCTAGCTCTAATTCAATTCTGATCTTTTCGTCAGCCACGTCCCATTACCTTGAAAAATTCGTCAAAATCCATTTCTTTTTGCAACCCCTGTGGATAGGCAAGTTTCCTCATCTCTCTAAAGAACTTCTGCCTGGCTTCCCTTTTCATTTTCGGGTAGTCGACAATGTTCATATCAACGAGCCTTTGTTGTGCCTCGATAACAGTAATCGATTCGTAGTATTCGATTGCCGTATTGTATTCAAGGTCACAAACCTCCTTGTCTGTCCATCCGTAGAAACTTGCCAGCTTTGCCTTAAAGAAGATCGATGGATCTACTTTTTTTTTGCTGGCATTAGAGCGTTGACCACTTGCTGTAGATGATCACTCTCCATTTCCCCAGACACTTCCTTAGGTAGTCCTAGCTTGTCGAGAAACTCTAAAAGTAGTTCGCCAGCATCTTCCTCGCCACGCTTGTTTAACTCTTTTGCGTAGTTTTGGACCTGGCTAACAGTGGGAAAGAGTATCTTGTACTCTTCCCCATATACTTTTAAAGCAAGTTCTCGTCGTTTAAACTCGAGCATTAAACCCTCACGTCTTGTTCGTTATCTCCAAAGGCCATTAAGTTAATTGCCTCTTCTACATCTCTGTCAGCGAGTGCAGTGAATGTTACAGACATTGTTTGTGGCTCTTCACCAGAGAAGTTAATAGTCTCGGGTCGTGGAGCTGATTTCCAGAATACAATGTCGCGACTTCTATCACTTGCAGCGAATCTAGTTGGGTGAAGAACTAATTCACCGCCTAGATCAAAGAAAGATTGATACAATCTTGACTCACCATAACCAACTAGCTGAGTACCACCAGAGGGAGTGAATGTATCACCAGTAACTGAACCAACGATAGTTTCCCATCGCTCAGCAGTCATTTCTAGAAAGCTCATAGAAGCTGAAACAGATGAACCAGTAAAGACCTCATCTAGTACAAGTTGTCCTGTTTGGTCGGCAGTAATGGTTACAGTGTTGGCTTCCATTGTTACTTCAACACCGCCAGATGTACGACCAAGATCGCCACCTAGACCAGTTCTTTGAAGAGTAATAGTGACACCAGAATCAACGTCAGCAGCAGCATTAGTCACGGCACCTTTCTTGTCGGCCTCCATGATAACAGTAGCGCCACTTGAATCGGCTGGATCTACCTTGGATCTAAAAGCAGCATTGGCCTCTAGTGCGGCAGCTAGCTTAGTAGCAACTTGAGCTGCAGTGTCGCCGGTAACAACGTCAACTTCCAACAGAGTCTCACCAGATGGTGGAGTTGGTGGAGTTGAAGAAGCATCCAGGTCAAACCATACTTGAAACCCAGCTTCAGAACTAAAGTTTGCAGACGGTACGTAAACGATAAAGCTTTCACCGTCTAGATCTGCCGCCGCATCGTTAACTAAAACGGTGTAGCATTGACGAGTGCCCCAAGAGACATCCGCCGCACTCAATAAAAATGTGCTTGATGATGAACTTGCCATATAACATCTCCTTATGTTTTATGGGCACTCAGGTATCACATATCCTTATGTGCCAAAGTAAAGTCTTACGTTAAATTCTAGTTGAATTTGAACGATATTGTCATTAGAAGCAGCTATCTCAGATGGCGTTATTGAGACAGACTGCACATCTTCTATGTTTCCTGTTCTTCCTGCGGTTATTTCCGCTTGTTTATATAATTCCACGTTTTCCACATCGATGATATCTAGCCGGATGCAGTTTGCCACGTCTAAGAGTTCATCTGTTGCTGTTACAATGTCGACAAAGCCTCTTTTCCATATAGTCAGCACGACAGGGAATTGATCTTGTATCGATCTATCTTGTTGTGGGCTTGATGTTAACGCGCCAAGTCCTACATGGTACTTGCTGTCTAATACTGTAGTGGGGACGTTTTCTATATTAAAAGAGTCGGTCCATTCCTCATATGTAGGCTCAACTATTGCCATACGTGTGTTGAAATATCTTCTAACTTGCGAAAGGCTCAACGTCTCACCATCCCGAATGATCTAAGATCTGTCTTTGAAACATCTTCCTCCGAGTCACCGTCCCTGTCGAGCCTAATTGCCCCGCGATTTCGGGCCTTCTCCGCCATTTCCATGTATTTCTGTGCTTTCTGCATAAAGATGTCGTCAACAGCATTAGACAAACCCTCGAATATCAACCCAAGTGTTAAGAACTTGCTCCAATCATTCACTTCTTGAATGTCGATAATCGCCGCCTTTGTTAAACGATCACCGTTGGTGTCCCATATGCGATTTTCATCCAGCCATGTGATTATTCTATCCTGCGCGCTCCTATGAACGTCCAGAAAACTGTTTCGCCCATTTCTTGTATAGTTTAATAGGTCTGGCTCATGAGGCAGTAACTCTTCATCACTTGAGAATAGTTTGTCGTCAGCAGCGCTGATAATGGTCAGCGCCTTAGTAACAGTCGAAGGGGCACCATCCGTAGTAACTCTTACCGTCACGTCCTTATCGCCATCGACTGCATACTGATAGTCTAGGTATTGGCTTGACGTAACGTCAATAAAGCCAGCGCCAGATTCCGGTTCAATTTCAATTAATGTTATGGCCGCCTCGTCTGGTGTGACGTATGAATCACTGGCATCTAGCCTGGTCCTGTCGTCTACTTGAACTATTTCTTCTAGCTTCAATACTGGGAAGATCATTACTTGCTCTCCTGTTTTTCAATTTGCTCAGCAGGCTTATCTGGTATTTTCCAATCATTTGTGTCCATTGACCAGAAAAGATGTCCACAAACAAAGCCAACAAGGAAGGGTATTGAGGGGTATTTGCGAGAAAGCCTTATAATCCACGCAGAGATAGATTCGTATTTGCCACGATTATATATAATAACAAAGTCGTAAATAATTATGAAGGCAACTATCAGGAGTATAACTAAAAGTGTTAAGTTCATACAGGTCTCTCTATTAAGTAAAAGGTTGCTGTGCCATATGTGCCGGTCAACTCGATATTGCTTTCTGAGTATACATGCAAAACCGCATTCATCGAGCTACTCATAATCTTTTCCCCCACATAGTGAAATGGGAATATAATAAGCTGCCTGCCGATATCGGGCATACTTGGCACCGTATAACCAAGGTTTGATTCGTTAATGATATCTCTTATAGAATTGTATTTAATGGTCTCGCCAGGTATTCGCTCTATCAGCTCCCATGGATGACCAGGTACTCCAAAGAAGGGGTTATCTACCCATATCTCAAAAACTAGAGGGGTGTTAACGCTTACATCGTCAGTAAACTGCACCTCTGAGTGTTCGATAACCAATAGCTTACCTGGATTAACTGGTAGCTTCCACACACTTGTAGTGGGGTAGCTATAGCTGCATGTGACCTCGCCAACAGGGGGCACGTCAAAGGTTATGGTTCCATTAGAGTGGTTAACGGTGTAGCCAGACGTTTGAACAACACCGTCCACGCTAACCGAGATCGCATACTGTTGGTGGATGTCTTGTCTGTGGATAACTCCATTTTCTACATCGATAAAAGCATCATTGGCTGCTGAATAGATATTAGGGGTATCCATTGTGAGTATTTCATCTGTAACCCTAACACTATCACTGTACCAAGTAGTCTTGTTGCAGAAATCATGAGTTGCCCTACTCATGGTCGTGTCTTGAGTTTTCTGGCTTATCGCCCTTTGGACTATGTGCCCAGAGGCATCGTATTCCTGACCTTCAATTTGAACCAGCTCGGGGTCTACTAGGGGTACCCCCTGGTGATCGGCAACGACAACATCTAGAGCGTCTTCATCTGTTTGCCCCAGATTACCTTTAAAGTTTATCGTTAAATCGTCTTCTGCTGTTGTAATACTATCAACGGCAATAAGTATGGAGCTTTCCTGTATTTCAACATTTAAAGAACCGGCATCGGCAACACCGTTGGCAGTATCATTTTCTATTGAGTAAACATATGATTGTGGCATTACAAAACCCTCCAGACTTCTAGCGATGCTTGAAACATTCTCGAAACTCTTGACGCTGTTGCGGGTCTATATTGAAGATCGATAGTGTGAGAGCCTGCTGTTAAATTCAAACCCGGTCCAAGTATATTGCTGTAATACCTTTGGTCAGCACCGGCATCCTTTGGCTCCTGGCGAAGCTCCTCGCCAACCTGCACTCCGTCTAATAGAAGCTGCACTCTAATGTCGTTTGACGCACTATTATGCCCCCAAACAAAGTTTGCATTTATTCTATATATGTTAGGTGTTGACTCGGCGGTGACATCAAATGTTAAAGAGCTATAAACGGTAAAAGATGAACCGGTAGTGGTTTCGTCTGCCGTCTTTAAGCTGGCGTCAAAGTCTTTGCCAAAGTTTCTATTAGAAAGTGTTTCCCCAAGGCTTTGCATGTCAGTGTCGGTTACGTTTTGAGCGTTGGTCGCATCAAATGGGATGTCTTGAGCGCTAAGTTGCCTCCAATCATTTATCCCTGTTGAGAACTTTTGCCAGATGATCACTTTCGAAGATGGATTTGTTTGCACATAGATGGTCCTGGTCGGAAGGTCTAGTCCAACCGGAGAAGATGCCCCTCCCGTGTAGAAGGGGCCGTCTTCATTATCTGTACTTACTGTAAATCCATTTTCAGCTTCAAAAGCTTTGGCTATATCCATTAGAAGAGTGTTTCAATCCTTTTAGCGTAAACATCGATTGTATCCGTTGAGTTAAATTGAAGCTCCATTGTTTGCGAAGCTCCTGTGCCAGATAGAACAACCTGCACCTGAACATTAAAGTTTGATCCAAGTTTTAAAACCTTGGACTTATTGTCATCAACATTAGAAGCATCTGTTACACCATCGGCAGATCCATCGTGACCAGCAAAGATGTCAAAGTGCTGCTTATTGGCGGGGGTACCGTTCTCTTCAACGGTTACTTGCCATGTACAGCATGAAACATCGTCAACCAAAACGCTATCAACAGTTGTGAACCCAGCAGTGATGCCAGTGGAACTTGATTTACCGCGCTGTCTGGTTAACTCGTTATCAATCTCTTGAAATAGGGCGTTGTTTGTAGCTGCATCACTCAAGATGTCGCCAGGCATGGCGCCCTGGTCAGTACTATTTTCGGGTCTGCCTGATAAAGTGATTAAGTCATCAACATTAGCGTCAGTTTCCTCGTAAGCAGTTTCAAGTGATTGAATTGCCTGCTTAATATTTTGCCCATCGGGGACGGTTACGCCGGTAAATGCGCCTAGGTCAGTTGACCCTTGAGAGACACCACTTAAAGTGGTTAAGTCGTCTTGGTTTCCATCGAGAAACTCAATTGCCGTCTCGACACTGTTGCCAGCGGCAGGGTTTCCGTTTCCTGGGGTGTAGCCAGAGCTTAGGTTAATACCTGTGGCAAAGTTCCAGTCGATATCGGAAAGCTTAACCATGATGCCATCAGAGAAAACAACTAAGGCTTGATTTTCTTGACCGGCGCCATCTGGGAGATATTTCTTAGTGATAAACGCATCGCCATCGACAAGAGCTGGTGATCCAGCAGCAAAAGTTACAGTGTCACCAACTACGTTTGTAATCTCTAAAAACGTGGGAGTGCCATCTGCGTCTGAGATAATATAGTGACCGATAGTGAAATCAGCACCAGTTAGGCCGTCATCGTCGTCACTAAAGGGGGATGCAACAACGTCACGAGATCCAGCGCCTTGAGTGTCGTCAGTTAATACGTCAAGTTGCTCTGGTCGCCAGCGAGTTACGGTTGAGCCAGTCGCAAAGATAACCCAGTCAGAGCTATCGCCTACATTGGTCTTTTTCTGGTAAAGCTCACCATTGTTGATACGTTGATAAATGGCACCAATGGTTGCCGCTGCCTGATCACCTAATCCGTCCGGTGCTCCGGTGCCAACTAGCCATTCGACTGACGTATTGGAATTTTCAACGTCAATTCTAAACCCTTTTTCTACTCCAAAATAATCTCGTGCCATAACCCCTCCCTAGGCTAGCACAAGCCGCCCTATTTCGACTTGCACATCATATAATTCGTTATTCGTTATCTGTAATTCTAAAGTGCCAGCGTTATTTACAGTATTCACATTTAAGCTTAAACCGCCAGCTTGTAGCCTGTGTGAAACAGTGTCCTTGTAGCTACCATTGTTGTTTAGGACATTTAGCTCGAAGGTCCTGTATGCCGTATTGGCATCGTTAAAGACCGTGATAATGTATTTTAAACTTTGAAACATGCCATTTGCAACAGAGTCTACAACTCCGGTACTGGAAGCCGTCACGCTAGAGCTTATAGTGTCCCACACGCTTGAGCCCGCACCACCTGTGACAACTTTGTCTAGTTGGCCTGTGAATGGATTAAATCTCCAACTCATGTTCTCACCACCGACGTTACATCATTCTTAGATGCGGTTGCATAGGTGACTGTTACAGTTGCCAGCAACGTGCCCGCCAGCCCGCCTTCGTAGTATTCGAATACTTCTACTGTTGACGATGGATAGCTCACCTCTATTGCGTCAAATATAAGCCCTTGGATAATGGAGCCAGTGCCACCAACTCTTACTGCTGGCTGATCGTTTCCATTATCGAAAAACTTATGCTGATTTAATGTGTTTATGCCGCAAGGGATAGTCATTCGTTACCTCCCTGCATCACATCTTCGAGACCTTTGAAGTCTTCTGTCTCGTAGTACCAAACATACCACTTGGACTCCTTCTCATTCCATGTTGGCTGTCCAATGTATTGAACAAACCCTTTTAGCCTCATATTGTTTCGGGCTATTAACCTACGGAGCCCCGACGCAGTCGAGGCCCGAAGGAAATTGGGAATGTGATTTATCCCAAGTGGTGATTGAAAGTAATTCATCTACTATTAGTTGTTATCCTTAACAATCAAAGCAGACTCAGATGCACCAAGTGCAGTAGTCCCGTCAGCTTGGAAAGCGTTAGGTACGTTAACTTGTAGTGCTTTTACGCCGTACTTTTGTCCAAGTACTTGGATCTTGGCTCCCGGTCCGTACTCAGGACGATTGTCTTCGTCAAACTGAGGACGTCTCTGGAATCCAACAGAGATACCTTCTGACTCGTACATATAGTAAGAACCAGCAGCAAGCTCTGGGCTCATAAGGATCTTGACTCCGTAAAGAGTACCAAGAACACCTGAGGGAATTACGGCAGAGCCATACTTCTCAGCAGATACAAAAGGATCGATCTTTAAAAGAGCGGCTTCTTCTGTTGGGCTAACTGCCATCCAAAGGTTGCCAGGTCTAGCTTTGTTTTGAAGAAGTACTTGACGCATTTCAAGAACAACGTCTTGAGTTAAAGCACCAGCAGTAGTTGTAGTAATACCAGCGGCCTCTAGCTCAGCGATGATCTTACGATCAACGTCAGCAGCGTGCTCAGCAGCAGCTCTTTCGATGTATTCACGTTGAACATCTAAGCGAGACTCAAGCTCATCGTCGCTATCGATCAACCAAGCGATGATTGCTCTTTCGTCTAAATCCATAGTGTCTTTAGCGAAATCTACATCTTGAATAGTTGCAGCAGCAGCAGAAGCTCTGTTTTCAACTGAGAAAAGAGTAGAGTTCTTAGGGAAAGAAATTTGAGAGTTACCTTTGCTTGCGAACATGGATACGTCACGAGCAGAAGGAAGAAGTACACTGTTTGAAATAAGTGCACGTTGAGCGATCTCAGCGATCAGCTCCATTTTAGTTGGACCCAATTGGGTATCACCAGTAACAGCCATCATGGCCTCCTTGTTTAATTAGCGTTTTGTAATGCTTCCATTATCTCTTCATCAGATAAGTTGGATAGCGGTTTTTCTTTTTCTTTTGGCACTATCCCTCCGATAGGTGCCATATCCTTTACCGTACCACTTGCAACAAAACCCATGTCAGAGTTTTCGTTAAGAAACTTGTCTACGAACATTTCAAGATCTCTTCCATCCACGTTGTAATTGTCATCAACTTGAATAGATTTAATCTCATCTTCGTGAACAGACTTGGCATACTTGAAGGCCTTATCAGGGTTTTTAACTCCCTTTTGTGCCATCTTTGCCTTAACTTGAGCGCCAATGACATTCCAAGTGTAAGACGTAGCCTGTTTCTTCACCTTTTCTGTCAGATCACTAACCTGACGTTTGTAGTTTGTAAGTAACTCATCTTTCTTACCCTCAGCCTCTAAGCGACCATGCTCTAGCTCTTGCAACCTTTGTTGCATTTCACTTAGTTTTTCCTGGTCTGCTTTTCTTTGAGATAATACTTTGCGGTAAGTTTCATAAGCTACTTTGTCACCACCCTCTTCTGCTGGTTTCTGCAAATTGCTCTCAGTATTGCTACTAGCATCTTGAGATAGGTCACTAACCTGTACGCTTTCATCCATTTTATTTTCCTCCATGTGTTAATGTCAAGCGAACGCCCGACGTAGTAATTGCTGTATTTTCTTCCTGATCTGTTGAACTCTTTTCTTGCTAAACGTGATTACGTTTCTTCCCATTGCCTCTTGGCCCTCAGCGATCGTCTTATTGCTGACAGGCGAGCTTTTGCCGCCCCTAACAAGGTTGTATCCAGGGTGAATGCCTGTGGGTTCGATGATTATTGTTTTTGAGTTTCCTTGTTTAGTTAATTTGGCCTTAATGCTTTTTAGAAAGTTGCCAGTAAACGTGAGATTACTCTTGGATGGTGAATACTTACTAGATGTTCTGTTGACCTTAGATAAGACCTTTCTTCTTTTGATCGTTGATGACTTTAGCCCTTTGTATGCCCTGCCAGTCTTTGGGTTTTTACCTGACTGAATATCTTTTACTAGGTCACTTGCGATTGACTGTAGGTCCTGATCATCTATAGCGTTATTGATAGTCTTCGCTATGCGAGCGCTAATACCTTTAGGGAATTTAACTTTTAGTCTCGCCATTACAGTATTTCCAGATCCAATCTATCTATTGCCGAGAAAAGCTCTTGCACTGTTTGCTTGCGCTCTTCTTGTATTTCCTCTTGCTCTTTGATTCTCTTTACAGCCTCGTCAACCCTTCTTCGTATGGATTGCTTGAACTTCTGACCTTCTGCTGGGATAAACTTTCTCTCAGGGACTGTGTCTCCTTCGTTATGATTGAAAGCTTTAGGAGCTTCTCTCTTAGAGAATACGCCGACTTCAATAGTTGATCCTTTTCTTCTCTTGTAAGTGATTGAGTTTCTAAGATCTCCTGTTTCAAAGAGCTGAGAAGGTCCCCCGTCTTGTTTAAAAGATTTGAACTTTCCTCCAGAGACTGGGCTATTTGATCCATCGAGAAATTTGTTGATTTCTTCAACTATTATTCTCCCTGCCTCATTCTTCGCTTGGGTCTTCTGATCCCTGTTCAAGTCCTCCAGGTCCAGGTCGACTGTCGTCGTTACTATCTTCTCCCCTAGTGATATTGGCATTCATACCTCCAATCATCATTTCTTCTGCTTCAATCTCTTTAAGGCGCTCTATTGCTACAGATCTGTCCTCGATACCCTCAAGGTCCATGATCATATCCACTCTAGAGGCGACTCCCTCTTGCATTTTCTTAATCCATGAGTCGAGCCTGTCCTCGTCAGTCTTGATCATTTCAGGCCCTGCAAACTTAACAAACATCTGTGCGCCCTCGCTGATAGTTGAGGACTGATATTTTGAGTCTAGTATTTCGCGTGAACCCAGTGAGGCATTGTGCCATGCGCGAACAATGTTAAAGATCTCCTTCTCGGCACGCTCATACATGTCAAAGTCTGATCTAGATGCTTCGAACTGGCTCACCATACTGAGTAGTCGCTCTACACCGCTTCCAAATTGCTGGCTCTCGCCTCGACCTGATACAAGCGATGGATCTAGTCCCCTTGATGTCAGAAAGCTCGCTAGAAGCTGTTCAGCGTGTGAGATACCACCTGAGATATCACCACCTGGATTAGCAAAGCCAAACTCGGGTCGTTCACCCGTTGCATCAACTGGAAGCTTTAGTACGAAGTTTGGACCAATCTGTAGATTGTCTGGCGTTACCGAGTCGTCGGCAATTAAGTAGGCTTGAGCAAAGCCCTGCATCATGACTACTTGTGCCAAAGAGCTTTGTAGTGAGTTGTATTCAATGGTGAACTCAGATAAAGAGTCACCTTGACGCACC